TAGTAAGTATCTTAGTTCATTAGGTATTCCATTAAATCATGAAACTACTATTGAGGGTCAAACTATATTTTTAGCAGAACGTGTAACTGAATTAATGCAAGAAAATCTTATTACTGATAGAACAATTATTGATGTTATGGCATTTACTAATTGTGCTAAAAAAGTAAGTTATTTAGATGGTGATGCATTTAAGGAATATGCTAAACGTTTTATAAAACAATATGACTTTATATTTTACATCTCACCAGAGGGTTTAGGTATAGAAGATAATGGAGTTCGTGAAACAAATGCTGAATATAGAAAAGAAATTGATGAAGAAATTCAAAAACTACTGTTTGAATGTCGTCCTATATTTTATACTATTAAGGGATCGACTGAAGAACGCATTCAACAAATTTTAAAAACTATTCAATAATGAAATTATGGAAATGGATCTTAGGGTTATTAGCAGTAATTAGTGGTGCCGCTGCAGTAACTTCTAACAAAAAGAAAAAAGAGCACGACAAAAAAGTTGACGCTAATAAAAAACAGATTAAAACTGTAAAAGCTAAAACAAAAAAAGTTGAGGCAAAAAAATCAGAAACTAAAAAAGCTATTTCTCAACAAAAGAAAAAAGTGTCTAACACTAAGAAAAAAATCAAAGACACTAACAGTACTAAAAAAACTACTGATAACTTTAAAAAGAAATATAGAACTAAGAAAAAATGAAACATTTACTAATCGCTTTATTTTTAGGCGTATCTAGTATAGTGTATTCACAAGATACTCTTCAAATTCCTGCTGAGGAACTTGAAGAGTTTTTCTTAGCTTTAGATACACTTGAAACACAAGATTCCCTTAAAACTATACTAATTAAAGAATTAGAACAAGAAATATTTTTACATGAACAATTAGCTAAACAAGATAGTCTTATAATCTTGTATAAAAATCAAGAAATAGAATTATTAAGCGAACAAATACAACTTCATTTAGATTACATAAATCGTTCAGATAAATGGTATAGAAAACCTGGTATAGGGGTTGTAGGAGGTTTTGTAGGTACATTAGTTTTAATTCATACTATAAATTATACACTTCCTCAGTAATTTTTATATATTTATTGTTGTTAACACAACATTTTGCGCAAAATGAACAAAAACGAAATTAAACAAATCATACTCGAAGAAATCGAGGCAGCAATACATGAAATGAACGAAAACATGTCTCCTGAAGATATGGCTGCAGACTCACGTCCTGAAGAAGGTGATGAAATAGAAGGCCCTGGTCCAGAAGATATGCCTGGTGCCACAGTATCACCTTTTGCAACTGATCAGGAACTTCGTATTGCTCGTGCAATGGAAACTGGCGACGAAGATGAACTAGAAGATCTTGCAGCTGGTGAGCTAGATAGAGCAGGTTTAGAAGAAATGGCTCGCACAGCAAACGTATTTGCACTTGCAAAAGAAGCCAGCATTAAAGATGTATTAGGCTTTATGCAACGTGTGAATAACCTTCTCAAAACATATAAATCACCGGGCCAAAAGCGTCCTAAAAAGCGTTTTACACCTGAAGAAATGAAAGCACTAGCTAAAGTAATGCTCCAAGATGGAGGATTTACTTCAAAAGACATCATCGCTGCTACTTCATACAATAGCCCAGCACAGGCAAATAAGTTTTTAGCTGCATTAGAGCAAAAAGGTTTAATTAAACTTACTTCACAGCTTAAAAAATCTATGGAACCTGAGCGTGATCCAAATGCCCCTGAAACTAGAGGCAGAAAAGCCAAATCAGCCGAATTTGATGTTGCTGACGATCCTACAACAATGGATTTCGGTGATTTTGATGACCTTGATTTAAGTGGGTTTGATAACATATATGAAAACAACAACACTATGAGTGAATTAGAAAAATACATTAAACAACAAATCAAAGAAGCTAAAAACCCTTTAGCTAAAAAGATGAAAGAAATCGAAAATCAAGGACGCATTGCCGCACTTGAAACTAAACTTGCTGCTGTTGCTGAAATGATCGAAGAAACTAATGGCCGTTTAACCCGTATTGACGAAGATAATGAATTCGCTGATATGATGGATAAAAATGCTGTTAAAGAAGTTCGTAAACAACTTAAAGAACTCGAAAGAGCACAAGCTAAACTCCAAAAAGAATACGACAAAGTATCTGGTGGTAGAAAAAAAGAAACAGTAGTAGATGAATTAGACTCTGAAGAAATCAGAGCTAAAGCAGACAAATTTGATGATTTAGCTGATAGACAAGATGCACTTGACCAAGAAGCTGGTGAAGTAGAAGAAGTATCATTTGAAATTAATGAATCAGTTAAACGCATGCAAAAATTAGCTAACTTAAAAGGATAAGCGAGCGATGCGGGTTCTCCCGTATTAAGATAGGGGGCCATTAGGTCCCCTTTCTTTTTAGCTACGTATATACGATGGCAGACATTAAATCAATTATCAAACAAGAGTTCGTTAAATCTGCGAGCGATCCCGTTTATTTTATGAAAAAATATTGTTGGATTCAACACCCAACAAGAGGTCGCACACAATTTAATCTATATCCTTTCCAAGAAAAAGTATTAGGACTACTAAACAAGCACGATAAATCAGTAATTTTAAAATCAAGACAGCTTGGCATATCGACCCTCTCAGCAGGTATAGCTTTACACATGATGTTGTTTCAAAAGGATAAAAACGTCCTTGTAATTGCAACAAAACAAGAAACAGCAAAAAACCTAGTAACTAAAGTACGATTTATGTACGATCAGTTACCTAGTTGGTTAAAATTACCTACAGTAGAAAATAACCGATTATCACTACGACTTAAAAACGGATCCCAAATTAAAGCAGTATCTGCAGCAGGCGATGCTGGTAGATCAGAAGCAATTTCGCTTCTAGTGATTGATGAGGCTGCATTTATTGAAGAAAATAGAATTGAAGAGATTTGGGGTTCAGCCCAACAAACACTCGCTACTGGTGGTAGAGCAATAGTATTATCTACACCAAATGGTACTGGTAACTGGTTCCACAGAATGTGGGCTAAAGCACAAGATGGCACAAGTGGTTTTACACCCATTAGATTACCATGGACTGTACATCCAGAACGAAATCAAGAATGGCGAGATAAACAAGACGACGAATTAGGTGAAAGAATGGCAGCACAAGAGTGTGACTGTGATTTTACAACCTCTGGTGACACAGTATTCCCACCTGAATTACTTAATTACATCGAAACTACAACTTTAAAAGATCCACTAGAAAAAAGAGGTATGAATAGTAGTCTATGGGTTTGGGAATATCCAGATTATACAAGACAATATATGGTTGTATCTGACGTTGCTAGGGGTGACTCAAAAGATTATTCAGCGTTTCATATTATAGACATTGAAAATTGTACACAAGTTGCTGAATTTAAAGACCAAGTACCTACAAAAGATTTTGGAAGAATATTATATAACATAGCAAACGAATACAATAAAGCACTACTTGTAATTGAGAATGCAAACATTGGTTGGGCTGCAATTCAAGAAGTAATTGATATGGGTTATGAAAATTTATATTATAGTCCTAAAGATGAAAAATTTACTCGTGATGCAGAAGCATATATAGCCAAAGGATATGATTTAATTGATAAATCTAAGATGGTACCAGGTTTTACCATGTCCTTACGCACTAGACCATTAACTATTGCAAAGTTAGATGCATATATTAAAGAACAAAGTATACAAATTTATTCAAGGCGTACATTAGATGAGTTGAGAACATTTGTTTGGAAAAATGGTCGACCAGAAGCTCAAACTGGTTATAATGATGACCTAATTATGTCCATAGCTACTGCGTGTTACGTGCGAGATACTGCACTCAAATTTGCTCAACACGGAGTTGATTTAACTCGAGCAATGCTTGAAAATACAACAAAAGCTAACTATAATCCATTCTTTACAACCACACAAATTAATGATCCCAAACGTGCCTATAAAATGAATGTAGGAGGAAAAGATGAAGATTTATCTTGGCTTCTAGGTTAAATATTTATACACACATTATAAACCATAAATATGGCAGATACTAGCTTATTTACAAGACTAAGACGAT